TACGTGTCGCCGCTGTGTGTTCCATCGCCGATGACCCAGGTTATGGGGCCATAGACAATCGGATCGCAGGGAACCAGGTAGCCGTTGTTCAGGTAGCCGAGCTCCCAGGGCACGACGATGCCTGGCGTCGTCAGGTTGATTGATCCCATAGCGTAGGGATAGGGTGGATTCGCGGGATCGCTGCCGTCCCAGGAGTTAATCAGGCCGCGGGAATCGAAAACGAACGTGTCACTGCGCGGTTGAAAGGTTTGGGCGAACATCGACACAGACAGCGCCAGGAACAAGACAGCATAGTGAGAGAGGGTCTTCATTTTTGGTTCCTCTTATTTCCTTTTGGTATTTCAAGCATGGCCCCAACATCTTACTAAAAAGCCTCCGCCTCTTCGCGGGTCATGAAGAAATGGATTCCGCCGCCGTACCTGTTCCAGCGGTCGGTCTCCTAATAATGGCCCTTTACGATCTCGCCGACGCGATATTCGATCCTGTCGGCGAACATCGAAACTCCGACATCCGCCCCGACAACCTGCAACACTTCCACGCATTCGGCTCGGCATTCGCGCGTGGTCGCGTTGCTGCGTCGAGCAGATTCAGGGACGCGTACTTGCACCAGGACGTTATTCTTGCACTTCTTCCACCCGATGACTTCGCCGGACTCGGGAACGACCCGAGTCATCGCGTGCACCAGCGGCGGAACGTTATGCGCTCGCACGGTTCACCGTCCTTCCTTTGGAAGCCGAAAGGTGACAAGCCACGAAGGGCCAAAAGTGTTGCGAATCTGCTGGAGGCAGTTGCTTCCTTCAAAACCGTCGTACATACCGTTCATCCAAGCGTCGCGAAGGGATTGTTTCCAGTTGCGTCCGTGTTTATCGGCCCACTGTCGCAGAGCGCTCAATTGTTCGGCGGTAAGTTCTGGTTTCATTTTCATCTCCTACCCGCTAATCAAGTCCACGATTCTCCGCGCGGCGCGGTCACATTGGCGCTGGAGCTCGCTGATGCCGGAATTACGCTCAGCGCGTTCGATCACGTCCATGATGTTGTTCATCGCACTACTCCCTTCAAGTGTAGTAGGTGTTACCATTCTTCTACTGAGACATCTATGCATTGAGTATGCTCAGGCAGATTGCTTTCAACGATACGCATAACAGCGTTCTCCAATTGCGGCCGGGAATAATCTGTCTCAAAATAGAGCTCTACTTTATATTTGTGGCGCTTCAAGTTGTTCGATTTCATCTTGGGATTCCTTCAGAGCGGCTCATAGCCGGTTTGAATTTAAGAGATTCCTTGTCGAGTGCCATGGCAGCCTTTCCCATTCGTTCCGCTTGCTTTTCAAGGTATATCGCAACTTCATCAAGCAATCCTGTTGCGACATCTTGCGCAAAGATCATAGCCAAATTGCGGTCTACGCCATCATTGCGGTCATTCGTGATCTGGCCGTAATCGTTGACATACGCGAAAGGTGCGGAGATCGCATTCATATGACCATCTTTGTGCAAGAACAGATAGCGCCCACCGGAGCCGTTGCGCTGAATCGTGTAGCTACGCGGCAGATCATCTGCTTCGCGTCCAACCGCTTTCACGATGAACTCGGCGGTATCTATTGCTGCCTGCCTCAGTTTTTCAGTCATTCGAGAATGCTCGCTGCCAGCGCGTTCCAGTCTCGCAATTGCATCACTCAGTTTCATATTTTTCTCCGCGTTTTAGGTCCGCCGACCGTTTTTCCCACATCTTCATAGTACTTGGTTGACTTGGTTCACTTTCGTTACAGTGGTTAGAGCCTGTAGCTCCATGCGCAGATTACGCGAGTTGTCATCGAATTGTCTCTTGAGTTCTATATAAGATCGCTGGAGATCGCTGATTCCTGAATTGCGCTCAGCGCGCTCGATTACTTCTATGATGTTGGTCATTGTTCCTCCAAGACTTCATATCGCCCTACAAGAACATTGTAAGCACTATGTCCACCAAATGTCAACCAAAAACTCAATCGCAGGACAATGCTTATCAAACACCATTATTGTAAGCATGATTCATTCCATACCTAGTTGCCATAATAATCAACAAGATACAAGAAAAACACCCTAACTGGAGTGTGTCATTTTGACTCAGGTGTGTCGCTATGTGACACAGTACTAACTAGTAAACTATATGAAAAACTGTATCTCATTGATCATATTGGAACTATCCTTTTCCCGTCCAGGTGTGAGAGAATCAAGTTATGGGCACAGAAATTCAAGTATCCGCCAACGGCCACGGCGGGATGCGACCAGGTGCCGGCCGCCCTAAGGGCCGTCGCGACTCTGGCGCCAGACTGAGCGGACGTGAGCTCGGCGAGCGCATCGGGCGTCTGCAAGCATCTGGCCGGCTAGCGAATACCAGCGACGCCTTCCTCCACGCCGTCGGCGACGCCGAGTTCTGGCTCAGGCTGACCGCGGAGCTCGAGCGGGCGCAGGAATGGGGCCTGCTGGTCGATGTGCTGAAGTTTCATCAGCAAATGCGCGACGGCCGGCCATCACAGCGGATACAGCTAACCGCGACGAACATCAGCCTGAGCGCGGACGACCTGGACAAGGTGAGGGCGGCGGTGAAGGAGCTTCGGCCTGCGGCCACAGCGCCGGGACCGCTCGACGCGGAGTTCGTGACGTCGCCGCCTCCGCCAACCCACGGTTGACAAATCGCGCCGTCGCCCAACCCCGCCCCTGGCTGCGGCGAAGGCACAGCCCGGACGCGGGGCCTCCGATAAAAGGGCAGCTATCGCCTGCCCTTCGCCCGTATGTCTCTGATTCCAAAGGTACTTATCCCGATATCCGCCCCGGTGTCCCTCGATGTCCTTGCTGGCCCCTGTGTCGTCGCTAAGTTGCTGACAGACAATGCTTTAGTGAAGGCCAACACGACCCGGCGACGACGCCTAATGTCCTGCCAGGGCAAGGGGGCAAAAACGATGGAGAGTGGTGGTAATGCTTGGATAGTTATCCCCGCACAAAATTTTTATCACACTTTGATAATGCTTACCGACGCCGCCCTGCGCCGTATAATGTCCTAAGCCCTCAGGAGGAGTCATGACCCGGCTCAAGCGCCAATTCCTCCGCTACAACAACGCCTTCTTCGGGGGAGCCCTAGACCCGGACATGCGCGTCACCTGGAGTAGCCGCCTCGGCAAGGGCGTGATGGGCGACTACGATTCCGAGCAAATTCGGATCGCCGCCGCCCTGAAGCCATTTGTGGCTGCATGGAAGCTTACGCTGCTCCACGAGATGGCCCATGCAGCCACCGACACAGAACGCGCCGAGCATGGCCCTCGCTGGAACCGCGAGATGCGGCGCCTTTACCGTCTGGGTGCATTTGACTCGCTGTGGTAAGGTATCCCTAGGAGGCAATCCGTGACCGAAAAGCTAGAGCCTACCAACTCACTCAACATTGGCAGCATCTCCTTCTCAGCCTTTGGTGACCGCATCCTCATCCAGGAAGATGAGTTCAAAAGCGGCTACGAGTGTGAAACCTGCTCTGGTAGTGGACAAGCCGTATGTAGTAACTGCGAAGGGGCAGGTATTCTGGCTGAAAAGTTCAAGTGCTCCCACTGCAACGGCGCCGGCCACCTCACTTGCCCCGCATGCTCGGGCAAAGGCGGCGTCCTCATCGTCCCCGAAGTCTCGCAGCGCCGCCCGACGACTGGTACGATCGTCAGTGTTGGAGAGTCTGTCAAGGCTCTTCGGGTCGGGCAGTCTGTCATGTACTCTTCCTTCGCGGGGCACACGGTAGAACTCTCCCGCGCCGGCTCTCCGCTGGTTCTGCGCATCATCCACGAGCCGGAAGTCCTCTGCCTAGTCGAAGGCCATCTCTCCCTATCGCACCTGCGCTCTAAGTCGGACATCGCGCAATACCAGGGTGTCTAAGTCTTGTGCTGCGGAAAAAGCGGAGTATAATGTGGCCATGATCTACTTACACATTGCATCCTACGTCGCGGTTCTGGTCGTTGGCGGATATCTCGGCTACCGTTATGGGCGCTACGTAGAGTCCGCCGCACAGTCAGCGCTCAAGAAACTCTAGGGCAAGTCGGGTAAGCATTATGGCCTTCGACCCCGCCACTGCGATCCTGAACACCGTAAACACGGTGCTCGATCGCCTGCTTCCCGACAAAGCGGCCAACGCCGCCGCCAAGGCCGAGTTGCTCAAGATGCAGCTCGCCGGCGACATCCAGGCACAGCTTGCCCAGATAGACGTCGACAAGGCCGAAGCCGCCAGCCAGTCCGTGTTCGTGGCCGGCTGGCGACCATTCGTTGGTTGGGGCTGCGGCGTCGCTTACTTCTACGCCGTCATGGTTCAGCCTTGCATCCAGTTCATTGCGGTGCTCTGCCACTCCAACTTCGACCTCACGCGGCTTCCTCACATTGACTCCGCCACCACAACCTCTTTGCTTCTCGCCCTTCTCGGCATGGGCGGCCTGCGTACCCTAGACAAGTACAACGGCACCGACAACGGGCATTGAGCCACACAATCATCCACGCGCGGGAGTATAATCAGCCCCATGGACCACTTAGGCAACATCTGGGATCACTTTGACCACATTGTTGACCTTCTACTTCTGGCCGTGCCCGCTGCGATCTGGTTCTGGCGCTGGACGCGCTCTCTTGAAACGACAGTTGGCCTGACCCGCCAGACCACTACCAAACATCTGCCATTCATATATGGCCGCCTTGGAGTACACGATGACGCCCTCCACCTTCCGACTCCCGAGCATCCTCCTCTTGGCCTTGTCAACGGCGCTGACAGCTTTGTCAACGGCAAAGGATAGCTGGGCAGACCACTGGACTTACTTTCATCCTGAGGCTGTCATCAGCTACTCTTGCACCGTCTCTCCCATCTTGCTCGCCTTTGGGCGCGACGCCAACGAATACCGCAACGTCTACGCAGCCGAAGCCCACGCCGAGCGTGGCTGGAATCTTGGCCGATGGGAAATGACGCTCGACTACTTCCCTCTGACCTCCAAGGGCCGCCGCTCCGCCCTCTCCGCGTGCGGCAAGTGGATGGACGAAGCCGAGCGCCGCGTGGCCGCCGCCAAGCCCATTGACGCCCATCCGGGGAAGTCCAAGTGAAATGGCGTGTCCTCGACGTTCCTGATCCCAAGGACACATACAAATTCAAGCTGGCCATGCGTCTCAACTCGCTTGGCTCGCTCTACTTCTTCATAAAATCCACTCTCCAGCGCAGCAAGCTCTCTCCCACCTTCCACAAGCCTATCCTAGAGCGCCTGGAAACCGACGTACCGCGCTACCTGATCGAGCTGCCCCGCGATCACTTCAAGACCGTCATGGTCACGGAGGGCCGAACCATGTGGCGCGCCCTGCCATTCAACGACAGCGACGAAGCCGCTATGCGCGAGTTAGGCTACGACGACGCCTGGATCACCTGGATGCGTAAGTGCCACGATCCCAGCCGGCGCACGCTGACCGTGAGCGAAGTCATTGGCAACGCTGTCCTGATCGGCGCGCGCATCGACTGGCACTACAAGGACAACGCCCTTTTCAGGTTCTGCTTCCCCGAAATCATCCCGGACTCAAAATGCTCCTGGACCAACGAGAGCAAAACGCACAAAGCGGCCTCGCATGGCCCAAACGGCGAAGGCACATTCGATTACCTGGGCGTGGGCGGCGCTCTTCAAAGCCGTCACTACCACGATGTCAACGAGGACGACGTTGTGGGAAAAGACGCCCTCGAATCCGATCTCGTGATGGCCAAGACCATCGACTACCACAAACTCCTGATTGGCGCGCTCGTCTCCTTCCGCGACGCTAACTGGACAGTCGTAAACAATCGGTGGTCTCCCAATGACCTCAGTGGGTGGATTCGGGAAAACCAGCGCGAGTTCAGAATCGAAAGCCATGGCGCGTTGGGCGGCTGCTGCTCCGAGCATCCCGCCGGGCGCCCCATTTTCCCTGAGGAGTTTAGCGTCGAAGACCTGGAAAAGATTCGCCAAGTGCAAGGCCCGTACATCTTCTCGCACCAATACCTCAACCTTGCGGTCAATCCCGAGGAATGCATCTTCAACAAGGACTGGCTGCGCTTCTATTCGCTTTGCGAGTCGCCAATAAAAGTGGGAAGCTACTGGTTGCGCCACGACGTAAAAGACGGAGAGACCATAAAGGACATTGATCCCAGAACCCTCATTCGCAGCATGGTGGTCGATCCGAACCACGCCGGAAGCGAAGGCCGGGCGCGCCATGCAATTATAGTTACGGGCTTTGACCCTGACACCGATCGCATCTACTTGCTGGACATTTGGGCGGCCTCCATGAGTTATGACGATCTCATGGGAAACATCTACAAGATGGCGGAGCGCTGGAATATGTCAGAATTCTGGTTGGAGACCGTAGCGGCCCAGAAGTATTTGAAGTATCATATCGAGTACCGCAACAAGATTGAGAACCGGAAACTCCATGTCCGAGAGCTTAAAAGTGAGCATGGAAAAAACGCTAAGCGAACTCGCATCGAGTCTCTTGAACCTCTGTTTCGGGAGGGACGATTTTGGGTTCGACGGGACCAATCTCTTTTCCTCAATGAATATTACGATTACCCTGGGAGCCGAACCGTTGATATCCTTGACTGTCTCGGGTACGCGACCCAAACCTGGAACGCCATTCACGCTAAGCGAGTGCTCGATATCGTGCGGCAACGCCGCGAGCGCTGGATTGCCGGACGAAAATCAATCACTGGCTACTGAAAACGAGGAGATTGTAGGATGAATTTCAACGTCTACGACTACGAGGGCATGGAACGCGCCTGGAGACTGGCTGTTCCCGGCGATACCATTACCATCGTCGTGCAGGACCGCTCCAGCCATGGCATGATGCCGCCCCTGCCCAGGCGCAGATGCCCCGTGCATGGGCGCAGCTACGAACAGCCGCCAGAACAAAAACAAGAATGGAGCGGGTGCTGCTGCTGACGGGAGACAAAAATGAAAATCTACTTCTGCAATATATGCAAGCGGTGGTGGGAGCGCAGTTATTTGGGAATTTCCTGCTTAGTGAGACATCCCGAAGGAACTTGTTGCCACTACATGGAAAAGGAGATAACGGATTGGGACGTAGTAGAGGTGATCGGCTAATGCCAATGCCTATCCCCCACAATCTCACCATTCGCCCTAACGCCCATGCTGGCCGGTCTCCCTACCAGTTCGAGGTGGTATGCTCGTGTCAGTGGCAGTGCCTGTGCGATACTATTGAGAATGCAGAGGCGGCAGTAAGATTCCACCGCGCTGTCCATAAGGTGCCGGATGCCGAACAAGCTCCAGACGGTCAATGTAAAGTTTAGCGCCGAAGTCGAGACCGCGATCGAGCACCACATCGAGGATCACCTTCGCTGGCTTAAGCAGGCCCACCGCGAGCTGCATACCGACCGACTGCCCAAGTGGCGTCGCATCTACCTGGGCACTCCCGCGGAGATGACCCGAAACTTCCCTTTTCCCAACGCCGCGAACACAGTCGTCCAGGTGGTAGGCGAGACCGTCGACACGATGGTCGCCCGCGTCATGGGCCTGATCTATGCGACGCATCCGCTATGGCCCTTCCAAAACTTCGTGAAATCCGAGGACACCGAAACCAGGAAGAAGCTGGAACAGCGCCGCCAAGTCATCGAGAACTTCATGGACATCGTCGGCATAGAACCTGACGAGCTGAACCTCCAATTCGTCGAAGCCTTGTGGTTCACTGACGCCGCCAAGCTAGGCACAGCCTTCGTCAAGATCGCTCTTGAACACGTCGAGGAAGCGGTAGTGGTGGGATACGACGAAAGCGGCAAGAGAATCAGGGGCAGGGACGAAACTGTCCGCTTTGGCCCTAGGGTGTGCAAGCTTCGCCACGAGGACGTCCTGGCCGATCCCACAGCGCAGACGCTCGAAGACTCAGACTTTGTGGCCGTCCGCCACCCCCTGAAGCGCGTCGCTCTTGAGGACCGGGCGCACCGCGACATATACGATCGGCAAGCAGTGGAGAAGATTTTGAGCTCGCCCGACAGACCCAATCCTTCCGAGGGACAGCGCGAGGAGCTGACGGACCAGGGCATCGCCACTGGCGGCTATCCCGACGTTACCGCCGAATGGGACATCTACGAGTGTTATTTCCCGTGGTGGAACGGCGGCCACAAGTACCGCCTTGTTTACAGCTATCACGAGAGAACTCGAACGGTTCTGCGCAAGATATTCAATTTCCTGCCAAAGAACGAGCTTCCAATCAAGCGCGCAAAGCTCGGCTATCGCACAGACGGAATGTACGGGCACGGCTATTCGGAGCTGCTCGAAAACTATCAGGAAGAACTCTCGACAACGCACAATCAGCGCCTAGACAACGCGACCGTGGCCAACGTTCGTGCCCTCCGCGTGTCGCCAAGGGCGCGGGCTCTCGACGCCAACATGGAACTGTTCCCCACCGCCGTCCTGGTTGGCGACAAGGACGAGATTGAGCCGCTCCAGGTCGGCGACGTCTATCCTTCGACTTTCAAGAACGAGGAGATGACGCTTGGCCTGGTGGCCCGACGCGCCGGAATAACTCCGGCAATCTCTGGCGCGGGCACAGGCGGTGTAATGAAGCGCCCCAACGTGTATTCGAGCCAAGGAACGCTGGCGGTGATGCAGGAGAATAACTCGGTGGTGGGATTCGCCACGGCAGAGTTTCGCCATGCCCACATCATGCTTGGCTCGGCGCTGACCGCTATCTATGGGCGTATCGGAACAGGGGGCAAGGAGCAGATGTTTGGCCTGGACGCCCCGCTGTTGCAGGAGGCTTTCCAGGAGTTTGAGCGCAATCGGCTGCGCATTCCAATTCGAGCAGCCACTGGCAGCCTAAACCGGGAAGTTGACAAGCAGACCGGTTTGCTCATCGCTGGATTGATGGAACGCTTCTACACGGCAATATCCCAGGTAATGCAGGCGATCGGCAACCCCATCGTGCCGCCCGAGGTCAAGCAATACCTCATCAAGCGGGTGGTAGCGAGCGAACAGCTTCACAGAAAGGTTTTGAAGGACTTTGGCTATGACCAACCCGATCTCTACGTCCCCGAAGCGCCCGTCCCAAAGGAGGGAGGAGCAGCAGGAGGCGCTTCTCAACAACCATCCTTGGGGGGAGGTAATGCGCCTGCCGCCGGCGGAGGTGGAGACCGCGTTCCGTTCGGAAACGTGGAAGGCTATCTCTCGGGCCTTGCGCCTTTTGCAGGAGGCAGCCCTCGCTAAGCTCCGCGATACCCGGTTGCCGGCATCCGCCCGTGACGAGGCCGCGGGGGAGTACAATATCATTGAGGATTTGCAAAGTCTACCAGAGTTGCACGAAAAGTGGCAGCGGGATTACTTTAGAAAAAAGGAGTCTAAGTAGCTATGGCATGGCCGTTTGATAAGAAGCCGGAAGACGTACAGGTGGGAGACGGGAAGCCCGAAGTTGAAAGCAAGCCTCCCGAGAAGACCCCATCGGAGTTAATCGCAGAAGCTCTGACTCCGCTCACCCAAAAACTTACCGAGTTGGGCGACCGTTTTGCCGCTCTGGAGCAGAACGTTGTGCGTCGCCCTGTTGTCGAGGAGCAGCAAGCGGAGCGCCCTACCGTGGTCAGCGTGCTAGACGACGAGAACGCCGCCTTCAACCAGCGCCTGGGCCCAATTCTTTTGGCGCAATACGACGTAGCCGCGCGGCTTGCCCGGAGCGATGTCAAGAATGAGTACCTCAAGGCAGGGTATGGCGAGCTGTGGGATCAGTACGAGCCAGAGATCAACAAAGTACTGGACGCTACGCCCCTAGCCACGGCGGAGGGCAAGCCATTTCGCGGCGATCCGCAATACATCCGCAATACCGTTGATATGATATTCGGACGGGAAGCGCGCAAGGCGGGGATGCGGTTTGATGGCAAGTCCAGAAGCTTCTTTCTGGAATCGTCCTCGGGTGGAGACGGAAGCACCGCCACGCCAATCAATGACGGTCTGACCGAGGGCCAGCGCAGATTGCTGTCACATATGAAGGTCTCGGTAGAGGATGCAAAGAAGGCAATGGCTAAGCTGAAGTTCGTCTCGTAGGAGGAGCGATGAGCGAAGGAAATGGACATGCACAACAAGTGCCCGAAGCGGGCACGCCTCTGGTCAGGATTGTTATTGACTGGATGCCAACGCAGGGCAGAATCGAGATTGGCTGGCCCCAGGTCGACGACGTGATCAAGCTGGGCCTGCTGGAGATGGCTAAGCAAGTCCTTGGCGAGCAACGGGCTAGGCAAGGCATGGCCGCAGGTAACAACATCGTGGTTCCCCAGGTGAGGCTGCACTGATGAAGGCCGCTAGCCTGATTTGCCCGGATGTGGAGCTGCTTCTGGTTGAAGCAGTTCGTGACCGACTTTATGGTACGATAGAGATTAGGTATGAGTCGGGACGAGTAGTCCTGATTAAGAAGTCTGAAACGATCAAACCAGCTGATGACCGAACCAGTCGGAGTCAAGATGGCGAAAATGAATAATCCTTGGCTCTCACAACGCAAGATGGCATCAAGCGCGCCGCCAATGTAGTTTCTGACCTGGGCACGACGGACGTTAACGCTAACGTCTCCGCGGGCACTTCCGTCGAGAAGTTCATTTCCCCTGAAGCGGCCATCCTCTTCAACAAGGCCATCGTGGCCAAGCCATTGATGGTTCCCGAAGTTTGTTCTATCCGCGTAAAAAATCACGAATACCGCTATCGCTGGGTCAACCGCGACGGCCAAGGCGGACGTATCTACACTCAACGCAGGGCGCAGGGCTTCACCAACGCGACCAACGACGACGTTGAGGTGCAGGGCGGCGATGTACAAGCGAAGGACGGCGAGATTCGAGCAGGCGACCTCATTCTGATGAAGATTCAGGCCGACCGATACGACGCCGCGATCAAGGCCAACATGACCAAAGCCATGGTCTATGGCAACGCGCGAGGCTTCTACACCGAGGGCGGCTCAAGCGACGTGATGAGCGACGCGGTTCCCAGCCGCAAGACGATTTCTGCTGAGCCGGGCGCACGCACCGGTCTTGCCAAGCCGTTCATTCCCGAAAACGCAGACGCTCTCGTGAATGACTCAATCAGCAGTGGCAGGGTAAATGAAACCCGCGCTGTGATTGATGAATTGCGTGCTAAGAAGGAGAAATAAGTCATGGCGATCACGGCAATTCCTATCCTTCCCGTGGAGTCGATCTCGGGCAACCAGTTTCGGGCATTCCGGCTGATTGAAGAGGCGGGGCAAACATTCAAGGCGGGCACTCCTGTCTCGATCGCGGCAGGCGATGGCGGTGTCCAGGCGTGGGTGGCCAACACGCAAGGGCCAGGGCAGGGCGGAATCTGCGGCATCAGCTATGAGGCCGCCTCGAACCTAAGCGCGACCGGCTCTGGCGCCCCGACTCCCTTTTCTCCGTTCCTTGGCATCGGCGCGGTTCAGGGCACGTTTGGCTCGGTTCCAAATCAGTCCAGCGCCAAGAACATTGCTCACGGCGCCCCGTTGAACGATGGCCGGGTGGGATTCATTCTTCCGACGCCCGATACGATTTTCTCGGCGGTGCTGGGCAACAACGGCAATCCTGTGGTGCCCGCCAACACGGACGTAGGCAAGCAATACGGCCTGACGCTCGACACGGGCGGCAACTACTGGTACGTCGATCGTAACAAGACGACTGCCGGCACCAACACGGTTCTCACCGTGATCGCTTTAGATTTGCGTGACGTTCCTGCTGCGGGAACTCGCGTGCTGTTTCAGTTCCTTTCCGGGGCAGTGAACCTGCTCGGATAGCAGAACGTAGGAGATATGGCGCCATGATGGTTCGTGGTCAATTTGCACAAACACTGGCACCTGGTGTTCATCACTGGTTCCTGCACTTCCTCGATCTTCAGATGCGCGAGGAGCAATATACCCACGTCTTCAACATCGAGACCTCATCGCAGGCGTATGAGGACGAAGTCGAGATGGCTGGCGTTGGGGCGATGCCTGAGAAGCCCGAGGGATCGGCGGCAATCTACGATGACATGGTCCAGGGCGGCACCAAGCGTTATCTCCACCTGACCTACGCGCTTGGCTCTCGCGCGACCTGGGAACTGATCGAGGACGACCAGTATGGCATCCTCAGGCAAGTGCCCAAGGCCCATACGCGGTCGGCAATGTTCGCGCGCGAGCAGGTGGCTGCCAACGTGTTCAACCTGGGCTTCTCCACGGTTCTGTCGATCGACCAGGTTTCGCTGTTCAACACGCAGCATCCTCTGCTTGGCGGCGTAGCGGCCACTAATCTTGGTCCCGGTCTGGCCAACGTCATCTACGCCGCGGGAACCTATCCCAATCGGCCATCGCCAGATGTCGATCTCTCGTTCACCGGCGTGCAGCTCATGGTGAACCAGTTCGAGCGTTTGGTCGACTCGCAGGGCATTCCGGTGCGCGTGAAGCCGCGCTATATCCTGATTCCTCCTGAGCTGAAGTTCATCGCTCGAGAGATTCTCGGCTCGCCGGGCAAGCCGTACACGAACGACAACGAGCTTAACGCGCTGCTCGGCGAAGACTTGAAGTTCCGCGTGATGAACTATTTCACTTCGCAGAGCGCATGGTTCGCAGTGGCCGAGAAGGACTCTCACCAGTTAAAGTTCTTCGACCGTCATCCAATCGACACCGATTACGACGACGACTTCGACACCCGATCCACCAAGATCATAACGTTCCAGCGGTTCTCTGCTGGAGCGACTAGCCCGATTGGCGTGTGGGGTAGCAACGGTCCGTAATAAGGAGAAGGCATGAAGAAAGCCAAGGCAGTCTCAAAGGACGCGATCAAGAAGGCCATGAAAAAGCCGTCGGCTAGGCATGGCCTGGACAACGCGCGCAGGCGGAGAGGACGATGAGCGAAGGATGCATTGTGAAATGGAGTGAGCGCCGGGGGCCAGCTCCGCGGCATAATCGTCCTGCGCACAAAGTTTTCGTTCACGCCGGGCGCGGCGGCCACATGGGCCCGACGCTGACCCTGCGCGAGCACAACAAGATGACAATCAAGTCGACGACACCTAAACATCGCAAGAACGGATAGCGAATGCAGCTACATAGCCAGCGACGGAACGTTTACGAGGTTTGCCAACGGTGCGGCGTGACGTGGCCGCTCTCCAAGATGGACTGGCAGAACGGAATCCTCGTTTGCCACCCGAACCGTTGCTATGACAAGGGCAAGATGCCAATCGTAGGAAGCCGCGAACTGGCGGTGGCGAGGCAGGTGGCGATTTGGCGGCACGAGCTGGAGCCTGACCCGAAGATAACGTCGCCTATCGAGCGCAGGCAAGATGCGGTCGACGTGATGTATTAGAGAGGAATCATGGCGAGAACTTTTGGAGCATTGCTTTTCTACAGCGCGGCGAACCTCAACCTTCCGACGGCGCAACAGGGCACCGCCGCGGGACAGTATGCCTGGGTCCGCAACGGCCTGGGCGACGTCTCGTTGAACAACACCGCAGGCGTCTCCACCGTCCAGATTTGGGCCGACCTTGCGGATTACAAGCGCCCTTACGTCACGTTCCCCGCAACGCCTGGCCAGGGCACGCTCCTTACCTCAAACGAGTTTCAGGAAGTATTTGGCACTGCCGCAGGAGGCCCCTCGAACCCATTCTCCGGCGGCGCCACAGCATCGCAGTTTGGCACGCCGCCTCTTCCATGGGGAGTGGCGGTCATCGACATCTTCGCGGTCTACTCTGTCCAGACTGCAGCCCTTACCGCGGCTACGCTTGGCCTGAATCGCGCCACTTACACCGAGAACACCGCCTTCACAAATACTGCCGTCGTGGCCGCTACGGCCATCGCCTTGACGACCACGACGGGAGCAGGCACGCCGCACGTGCAAAAAGTCACGCTGGCGCAGCCGCTGAACTTCGAGATCAACGACATTTCCAATTTGAACATTGAGCTTGTCATCACGACTGCGGCTACGTCCGCGGTTCGGGTGTACGGGCTCGGAGCGCACTGCGCGGTGGAATTCGGTTAAACTATGGCCCAACTGCAAGCCAATCCATGGTCGCTTACCTCGGCTGATCCTGCTACCGCCTCCATCACGGCAGCCACAGGCCTAACGCTGAATGCCGACGGCACAGTCACGATAACCACGACCGCAGCCTTCACGTTCCACACGGCGGCGGACGTGCAGCCTGCGCAGTGGTTTACGGTGATTGGGGCGTCTGCTGCGGCCTACAATGGCTTTTACAAGCTGATCGTCGGGGCCAGCGGCGGCACGTCATTCACGATGGCGCCGCAGTTCACGATTCCTTCAGGAACAGCGCAGAGCGGTGGCGGAACGCTTGCGCAGTGCCTTTACAACGCTTACGTGCGCGTCGAAGACATTTCGTGGCAGAACGCCGCTGCTGCGGGCAACACTCTCGACCTACGGGACCGTTCGGGCAACCCCGTGTGGCAAGCGACGGCAACCGGTGGTGGCTCCCAGAATCGCGGCAAAATCTTCTGGATTAATGGTTTGACGCCAATCACCATTCAGAGCGGAGTCGTCCTCATAACCGTTGACTAGCTAGGACAGATATGTGGGCAAGCCATTTGAAATCGTATATTCACCTGCCAACTGGACAGCTCCTGCCGGCGGCGTAGCAACCTCCTGGTCGTCTCCCTATGGCGGCCTTAACGTCCAGACGCCGCCCAACCTAATCAGCCCGGCGCAGACTCCCGCGACGCTGAACTTCATGTTTCGCAACGCCGAGCTGCGAACGCGGCCCCAGTTCAAAGCCTATCTGCCTTCTCCAGACGGTAACCAGATTCTAGGCGTCGGATCGTTCCTGAGCCGCAACAACGTTTGGCACACGGTCTGCTGGACGGTGAATGGAATGTTCCAGCTTCGCGTTGGCATTCAGAATTTGCTGGCCCAGGGACAAAACCCCTGGTCACTGGTCGGAGGGCCGGCAATGGCCCCCGCAACGTTTGTGCGCTGGCGAGTGTTTCAGAGCATCCTGTACTACACGAATAACAACGGTCACGTGTCGGCTTGGGACGGGGCGGCCCTGACGCCCGTCAATGATATCGCCTTCTTAGGCGCAGGGGTTAGCGGCCTCCCCCCGTCAACTACGACACTGATCGGCGCGCAGTTCATCGGCGAACTGGACAACCATCTCATCCTGGCCTCGACTTCGGAGACGCCAATCGTTGCTGGGGTGCAGGGCGGTACAGGAGCATTCCCTCAACGCGTTCGCTGGTCGAACAGCGGCTTCAATCCGTTTGGCGCCGGCGCGTTTGGCTCTAACCTGGGGACGCAAGGCGCGACGTTCGATCCCAGCGTATTTCCAAGCGCAGGCTCGGCGGACTTCCTGGATGTGCCTGATCTCATCACAGGGCTGATGTTTCTTGGCCGGGTAGGCTACATCTTTCGCCAAAACGGAATCACCGAAGTATCGCCTACCGGCAACGGCACCGCGCCGTTTGATTTCAATCACTTGTGGGCCTCTGAGCAGGGCATAGGCAACGTCTATGCCGCTTCGATAGCGCAGTACGGCGACATGGGCATATTCGTTTCCACCGAAAATATATACAAGATCAGTGGAAGCGCTCTCACGCCGATTGGCGCAGGGGCGCGCGACGCAATCTTTGCTGACCTCGCGACAACGACGCAGCCGCCAACAGGCGTCATAGTTCCGGCCCTAACGCTGGGCTACACTTACTACGTGTACATGCTGTTCATCCTGACGCCCAGCGGCGCGACCAAGTGCTGGGTCTACTCGCTAGAGGACAACAATTGGGCGCCGTGGCAGATGAGCGATGTCACCGTCGGCATTCCCTACAAGTGCTGGATTGGCGATACACCAATTTCGGTGTCGACGCAACTCATAGTCAACAGCACACAACACAGCGGTGGAGGCCTGCCCGGAGGCGGCGGCGGAAGGTTCTGCTTTACCCCCAATACGCTGGTGCTGACTGATGATGGTTGGAGGCCGATAGCGTCGATCGTGGTAGGCGACCGTGTGGAGACCCTAACAGGATTCCGTCGCGTCTCTAAGACAATGGTTCACGAGTACAAAGGTTTGCTCCATCACATGGGCAACGACGAATGGGTTACATTCGAGCACATGATCTCCAAGGACGGCGAGGAGTGGGTGATGGCCGGCAAGGTATTCGAGCAGACTGGTGGCTACGAAGGCCTGGTCTACAATCTAGAAGTTGAGGCCGAGGACTACATCGGCCACAGCTATCGACTAAACAATGGCTGGTTTGCGCACAATCTAAAGCCATTCCAAGGATAGGCATATGGCGGTACCTTTTGGCGAGAACGGAGGATTTGCGGGGACAACGTTCTTCTTGTTTGTGCCTACTTCTGCCTCCGACACTGGCGCCTCGTTCATCTCTATTTTTGATCCTTCTAACTTCAACGATACCGTCGATGGCTCCAGCTATTCGTGGCGCTCCGAGGACATTGTGCCTGGACGCGTGCCGACGGTGCGCCGCATAATCCTGATCTACACTGACCTTGGATCGGCAACGATCACCGCAACTATAACCGGAACCAACGACAATGGAAACATCGTAACTGCCTCGGCGCAGTTCAACATTGGAACGAGCGCAGCCAGCGGCGCGATCCTTACCAAGTTCATCGACCTGACGCTGACCGCTTTCCGGCCGCAGCTGTCCATTTCGCGCGCCGCCGGCGGCGGCCCGGTGTCGATCGTAGAAGCCGTGTTGATTGGCGAAGTCGAGGAGGCAGTCCTTTGAAGCCGCCTCGCACGCTTGGCCTTAGCTCTCAGACTACCGAGCAGGTTCTGCGCTACGTTCAGGAGCTGATGTCTAAGACATTGTCGAACATAAGCTTTGGGACGACCACGTCGAACGCCGACGCCGACATGAACATGCAGGTGTACAAGGCCACAGGGACAACTCCCGCCGTGGCCAACACTGCCTTCACTGTTCAACATAATCTGCGCCATGTGCCCTTTGGATTCAGCGTTGTACGGACAAACGCAGCGGCGCACATATACGATAGCGGGACGGCGTGGACTGCGGCCACCCAAACCTCACTGGGAACGATCTCGCTGAAGTGTGACCAGGCGTCGGTAGCGTTTGTCCTAATCATCTACTGAGGGGCGGTATAATAGGGAGGGAGTGTACCCATGGCCAACGCAAATGCACAACTCGCGGGCGCTAACCTGCAAATCATTGATAACAGTAACAGTGTCCAGCGGGTCAACAGCCCAATCACGACCATTGTGGCCCAGACCAACGCCACTTTCTACGATACCTATTTCCTCGTGGCCAGCCCCGGGCCGGCATCGCTTACCTTACCAGGAGCAACCGTGTGGGTGCTGTCGATCAAGAACCTGAGCGGCTCGAACACTATCTCGATTACCCTCACGCCTACCGGCGGCGCAGCGTGGGCTTCGCCTTATGTGTTGGTGCCCAACGGAATCTTCTTGACGATGGCCACATTCTCCACGAACCCCGGCAGCGGCGGATTCACCGCGCTAAGCCTGGGAGCCAGCGGAGCCAACACCTACGCCGAAATCTTCATGGCCGCCTAGGCATATAGGCTTAAGAGCATGCAGCAAGTTGCAACCATCAACGACATCAAGCAGGACGTACTGGATGCTCTCCAGGGTCGCACCGACGTCACTGATTCGCAGATTGCGCGTTATGTTGTCAAGACGATCTACGAGCTGACGAACAGCAATCCTTTTCCTGAGCTCCAATCGACTGGGCCGCAGGTCAACCTGACCGCCGGCCAGGCGGTCTATCCTGTCTCGCTCTTCGTCAACACTGGCGACGAATACTCGATGCCCGAGTCCTTCGCGTTGTTCGTGGACACTCCTAACAACACGATCGTCGCGCCTGTTCGGTACCGAACGCCTGCGGGAATAGAAACCATGACGGCGCCGGCGGTTCTGGGAGTCCCGGCGTGGTTTACGCGCTTTGACAAAAACTTCCACTTTGGGCCAGTGCCAAACGCCAACTATACCGTGTACTTGCGCTACCAGGTCAAGCACCCGTTCCCCGCGACTCCCGACCTGAGCGACCCAATATACATTGGCCGCGACTGGCTTGACATTGTGGCCTACGGGGCGGCGATGCGAATCTGTATTCTCAAGCGCTGGACGGACCAGTACCACAGCCTGCGCGAGATTCTCTACGGAGACCCCGAGGCAATCACCAGCGACGGCAAGCGCGGAAGGCCAGGACTTATAATGGTTAAGCTGTTCCAGCAAGAGCGTGATCAAAAATACAACACGAGAAGCGTGACGGTCATGCAAGGAAGGTACGGTGCGCGATGACTCCAGCTCCTTTCAATCCCGGCGCCCTGGCAGGGGGCGGAGGCAACCCTAGCGGCTACAACATGCCGTCCGTGATGGGCGGCACTGGCAGCACGACACCTGGAGTGCCCGGCGTCGCCGAGCCTTGGCCCGGAGGCACGACTATGCCCCTGGCAGGATCGGCATTTTCAGGAACTCCATTCTCGCTGCTTCCGTTTAGCGGCTCAAATCCCCAGGTTCTCAACTCGCTCAAGCAGGCGGGCTATCCAAGCTATATCGCGGGGATGCTGGCAGACTTTTTGCAGGGCGGGGCAGGCTTTAGCCCGCAGGTGATGCAGTGGCTATTTCAGGCCATGCAGCCACAGATTCAGCAGGGCCAAGCAAACATTCTAGAGCAGTTTGGCAGCGCAGGGTTAGGCATGTCATCGCCGGCGGCCTATGGCCTCAGCAATTACCTTGGACAGGTCAATCTAAATCAAGAACAGATCG